TGCAGGGTTAATAACCCTGCACCTCGCGATTGACGATTTGGTTAGATTGTGCGCATTATGTTGAAGATTCGGGCTGACTTATCTTTCGAGATTTTTCAGCTCTTCTTATTTTCATATTTTTGCGTAACTTTTTAGCTTTTTCTGATATCCTAGGGCTTGGAAGTGTGCCCAGATTTTCTATACACTTACCTTCAGCTCCGTTCGTGAACTTGCACGTTCGGTTCTATTTACACTCTCATGAATACTGTAGTGATGAGTAAACAACACAGTACTAAAGCTTCGCTATTCATTGAAGCTATGACAAGATAAATGTCTAAACAAAATGACGGTAAAACTCTACTTAGAAGTGATTCCGTAACCATACGATTTGGTAAATATGAATAGCAATTTTTGTATTTTTAATATCCCTCTAACCCAGGGATTTGTATATGTATATATTTTACACATGTTGTAGAGCTCTTGTTGGGCTCTTTAAAGAACAGATGATTACTAGTGGAGATAAAAATAATTCGAATGTTACACAAGTTTTTAAATAAAATCTAAAAACTTCACTAGTTGGAACCTCAGCGCGGATAGCGATTACTGATCGAGAAATTCGTACCACTTTGTGCCATCGATATATCGATCTTATGGAAAGCAGCAAACCATGGCGATCCGGAGGGGATCACCGCGTTGAGAGGATGGTGTGCAACTTGACTCGTGGAGGCTGCTTTGCAGTCGGTCACGTAAGAGATCTGCATGTCATGAGGTAAAGTCAAGCGTGACCTAAGCGCTTGCGACCATTGATCAGGTTAAAAGTTCGGGTGGGGCAGCTGGTACAGCCAGGCCGTAGGGGAACGGGATTCGGAGAATACCGCCAATCAAGCTTCAGATTTCAAAGAAGCATTCGGAAGCCATTATCTATTTGAGTTATCTTTTCATTCAAAATCATCAACTATTATAATTTGCTGATATCAATGAATAAGACACCAATATGAAATCGCTTAACGGAAAAACCCTCTTGGATGGGCGCAGGCTTGGATCCGGCCCATCCCCAAGTGTTTTGCTTGCAAGAAATGACTATTATGGATCAAGAGATTTAGGTGACGCCACAAGAAGCAATTGTCAAAACAATAACGGAATTTTATCAGGTTACCTGGGAGACAAATCAACACGAATTTGCACTCCCTCTCCTCCTCAGAAAAATGAGATGCTTAACGCAACTAGTTTCTTAGGAGAACTTCCCCCCCCAGTTTATCCCCCTGTTGGTTATTCATCAACGTCGAACCCTCAAGATTATGCTCGATCCATCATGGATCGTAGGATGTCTTTTACCGTCTACAAGAAATGCGTGCACTGTGTCAAAAAGTGCCGCCGCTGTTTTGTAGTCCCCTTAGTAGATAAGAACGGAAATGTTGTTAACTACTTTGTCGAACACTATTCTCGAGATGGAAAGATCTTGGGTGCCACTGTTGGAATAGGAGGCGTAAGAAAATCCAGTGTGGATAAAATAGTCCAAAGAGAGAAGCAGCTTGAACAAGAAGCTGCCACAATATTGGCTTCTCTTAAACATAACTATCCGGAGATGTTTGGGGAGAGTGGAAGTGATGATTCCCCCAGCGAAGATGATTCCATTGTACATGATCTAGATGACGATTCTCCTGTAACAGAATTGACTATAGATCCTCAACTGCAACGCATGCATTTTGAAGGCTCTGTCATAACTGAGCCCTCAGATGTGGGTCATTTAAATTCTACACTTGGTTCTCAAATGGAACAAGTTCAGGAGAAAATGAAAACTTCTTTCACCACGCCGATTGTTAAACAGGCATCGCGTAGTCTTGAACAATTGATTCTGTTGGTCATAGGGTTACAGTATGACACCTCACTGGAAGCGATCGTCCTAAGGTGTGTCCAATTTCTCTCCGCCATAACTGAAGGCGGCATAGTTTTAACTTTGAAAGACACATTGATGAAGTATGCTCAGCAAGCCAAAATTCCCGATCTGCTCAAAGGCAAAACGATCAAAGAAGCTTATGAGGTTGAACAATCCCAGCCAGCTTCTCCAGAGATGTTCTCACAACAGACCATGAAAATTTGGGAGACTATGAAGCAAGGCATTTTTACCAAACACCTCTCGTACATACTTGGTACTGTCTTCGCTTTTTCGGCTTGTAAGATTAAAAATGTCAAGTTCAATCATCCCATTTATGAGAAAGTCGTTGAACATGCTTCTGCTGATGAGATTGATGGAATGGATTTGATAGATCATGCAATAAAGTTGTACAATTGGACCGCTACTGTTGGAATGGCTTGTTTAGAGTCACGTAGTTTGGAACCCCTGACCATAAACACATCCACCTTGGCTAAGTGTCATGAGAAGTACTATTATTGGCACAAACGATTTCTCGACTTCAAGAGGGATGGAACCTCTACGATGGAAGAAAGACAGTTGATGTATGTGGAGGTTGAGACTATTCAAAAAGTGCTTGAACGATTTGTCAAATGTCAAAAGGAGAAATTTATGACCTTACAGGCTTCTAGTCTCTTCAAGGAGGTTTTGGTGTTGTACAATGATGTTCGAGATTTTGTGCAGAAGATAGATCGAGTCAAAGTAGCAAAGGGATACCACCTAACGGGAGTACCAAAGTGTGGAAAATCTACAATTGTTCCAATGATTCAAGAGCAAATTTGTCTGGCTCGCGGAGTTGAATACCGCGAACAGGACAACGCTCAGATCAATTTAATGGCACCTTATCAAGATGAATTGAATAATGCAACACAGACCATCACCATCAATGAGACATTGCCTATCAAGGAGCACTTAGCCAAATCAGTTGAGAACGCATACAACACTGCTTTGGCCCTTGTTGATCCTGTACCGTATCATCCTAATAGATCCAACTTGGAAGATAAAGCGAAGGTCACGATGACACATATATCAGTTGTTTCTACGGGAAACACTCCTCAACCCTTCATAAATGTCGCAAAGACTCCTGGCGCATGGGAGAGAAGATACACAATCATTGACATGAAAGTACGAGCGCAGTTTTCTGATCCTTTTGGTAGAATTGATTCGAGTAAAACTGATGGTAGTAACGATTATCACTTGTTTGACGTCTACGAAATAGTTTACTTGGATGGCGAACGGAAGATCATCTATTTTACGTATAATGGAAAGAAGAGTCTTGGGTTGAACACTTTCGAGCTCTTTGAGTTGATAAGACAACAATGCCTCAGACATTTCGCGGAGCAGGATCGTCTCGACAAAGAGCATTCCCAAGACAAGAAGAAGGGCTGCCTGGTGTGCAACCGCTTGGGTTTTATGTGCGTGTGTCCAGATAAAGATTCGCTCACTATGAGTAGCGTCACCATAAATGCCAGGGAAGCCAAATCCGTCTTGAGCTATGTGTCAGAGGACGACATCTGCTCAGGCAGAACGCGAGTCGCAGGGTGGACAGCTAAGTGTGATTTCGGCTCACATGGTCTCTGCAAGTACTGCAACAGACCTGAACCGGTTGATGTCAACAATGATCCTGAGATGGGATTGGTCACTACTGCAATGTCTACAATGGGTTCCATTTTGTGGACCAGTGTTTTGCCATGGGTCAATCCATTCATCAAGATGAGGTGGATTTGGTCTATTGACAACAATGTAGCCAAGGTTTTTCATGAGGAGTTGGTTGAGGAGCTTAGTTACTGGCCAGAGGTGGTAGCATGTTCAGCAATGTCACTTGTTCCTTACAGTTGGGAGAGACGTGAAGATGGTTCCTTGACTTGGTTTGGTCGCCGCAAAGATAACTTCTTGAGGATGGTCGCCGCTGAGAAACAAATTTTCTTACCTCTATCTTACTTGCTCAGGAGAGCTTTTTGCTGGGGCTTGTTGACTTTTTTCACATTGATGTGTTTTGGGGCGACTCTTGAGTACTACGGATTTAATCCCAGAGAGTACGATAAAATCGTGCTCAAGGAACGGACTCACAGTGAATGGGGTTGGTACTATTTCTTTCCACAATTTTCAGAGTTTGTGTTCGAGAGGAGGGAGTTTTACATGGAGATAGGAGTTTTCACTGAAAGATACCTTGACTGGCAACAATATTACGTGGATATATATTTTTTTGAGAGATTGTTGGGAAAACTCTGCATACCATGGTATTTCACTTTTACCAAATTTGTCCCTGTTTTGGAGACTGGGATTTATGTTTGGTGGTTGATGCCAATCATCGCGGGACTGTTTGTCACTGTTGTGATGTTCTTGTTCATGTGGTGGCGTCGTGCTGTGGGATTCCAAGCTAGGTATGAGGAGCTCAAGTTGCGAAGTATGAGTGATCCTCACTTTCAAACTACGATCTACGAGAGAGCAAGGCGACATAGTTCGGAGTACAACAGCATTGTCCCAACAGCAGTCGGAGTCATAGGCGCCATAGTCACTGGTTTTGTCATTTGGAATACTATTCGGACTCCCGAAATGAATTTCAATGAGGATAAGAGAACTAGCTGGAATGATTGGTTCACTTTCAATCGGTCAGTTGCAGAACCTCATGAGACAAGAAATTGCTCTTCGGATGAACAGCAAAACAATGTCGCTAAAGTGCTTACACACGTGGAAGCTACCCTCAATGGGCGATTGCGGACTATACACGGTATATATCTCGAACCAGGGATTATCTTATTGTCACGACATTTCTTCAAGCTCAACCCCTTTAAGGAGGAAATGGTAGAGTACTTGGATTTGTTCATGGAAACCAATGGAGTCAAGCACAAGTGCAGAGCTTACTCTAAAAATTTGGTGAGAATTGCTAACAAAGATGCGGTCTTATTAGAAGTTCCAAGGGCCCCTAAAATCGGTTATTCTTGCAAAAACATTCTTCCACGGAAAACAGGTGATGGATTTATAAAAGCTCAGATTCTCTTCCTCAAAAAGTTAAATGGGACAAATGATGTTCTTAAAAAGAACTATGAGCCTGGTAAAGAACCTCTCTCTGCAAAATACGAGGACAATATAGATTGCGCTGGTTTCAGTTGCGGTCGCGGCTTGAGTTACACTTCTGGCTCCACAAGGGTCGGTTTTTGTGGCTCTGTTCTTGTAGCGGATCGAAGAGATGGAGCTATATTGGGTTTTCACATTGCTGGGAGATCAAATGATTGGACCACCAGGAAGGGTTATGCACAAGAGATACTGTATCAGGATTATGAAGAGGCTTTGATTAAATTGAGATCTTTGCCACATTCAAGAAACACTCCTGAAATGAGAACTCTTTGCACTACTCGCCTAGGAATGAACCTCGTTCCCAACAAGGGACCTCATCCTAAGACTCAAATGTTTGAACCAGGAGAGTTGGATGATTTCCCTTGTATTGAGGTTGTCGGTCACGATTTGAACTTGCCACGATATCGATCTAGAGTAAGAAGATCATTGCTGAGTCCATTGCTTGAGAAACATTGCAATCAACCATGCAGATGGAGAGCTCCTAATTTTAGAGAGCCTTGGAAGCATCACAATAAAAACCTTAAGCGGATCGCTAGAGGTGCGTGGGAAGTTCCACCCGATTCTCTTCGCTGGGCTCGAGACGATTATTGGAGTCAGATTTCTGTTCCCTTGCAAGACCACATCTCCAAACATCCCGAATTGTGCAGAGAGTTATCGCTGGATGAAGCAATAAATGGGGTTCCAAACTCCTGGTTCATGAAGAAATTTAAGATGGATACATCGGCTGGGATACCCAATGGTAGCAAGCTCAACAGTGGCTTGTTTATCGAATTGGACCCTTATCCAGACGGAAGGACACGATACAAGTTATCCGATGAGGCTCAGTCTTATCTTGACCACATGTTGAGCTGTTTCGATGAAGGAGTTGGTTTCGGAATATTTGTTCGCACTTGTTTGAAAGACGAAGTTGTGGCTGAGGATAGTGAGAAAGTTCGCATCTTTTATATCCTCGAATGTCTCTTTGGTCTTGCGTGCAGGATGTACTATTTGCCTGTTGCAGAGTTTATTTCTCGTCATCCATTGCAGACTGAATGCATGGTGGGCGTTAACTGTGCTGGCCCTGAATGGGAGCAGTTGGTTTCTCACATCAACGAACTAGCCACGGATGGTAAGTTGAATGATTGGGACTTTAGTGGTTATGACGTATGTCGATCTCCTGATGTGATGTGCACATCCCTCAACATTCAGAAAAGCATTGGTGAACACATGTCTTATTCATGCAAGTCTCTCAAGAGAATGGAGGCTATTGGAGAGGAGTTGAGATGTCCTATGGTCAATTGGAACGGAACTATCATGTTTTTATACATGTGGTGTTCGGGCAATACAATGACCGTTTACGGAAATAGCATCGAGAATTCTCTCCACCAACGAATTTCATTTCACTGGAATGGTGTTCGATTGCTTGGTGACGCTTTTTACGAATTAGGCAGTTACCAAAGTAACGAGCACATAGCTACTTACGGAGATGATGGACACGCAGGATCGCGTCCTGAAGTGCGAGAGATAACAAAGTTTAGTTCACGTAAAGCTTATTTCGATTTCATAGGCATGGGTTTCACTAATGCGAGGAAGGACGCTGTTGCAGATGAAGTTGTGGATTCTTGGATGGTGGATTTTCTCAAACGTCGAAGTGTTTACCATGAGACCTTGAAATGTAGAGTGGGAGCTTTAGCTGAGGATTCAATATGGAAAATGGGTCACATGAGTCATGGGACTGGTGATCCAGAAGATTTGGCGCTTGCTTCAATTCAGACCATGTTGCATGAGGCATTTCTGCACGGTGAGACTTTCTATGAGTGGCTGAGGTCACGTTTAAAAATCTGTGCAGAAGAAAGCAAAATATGGACGAAAGAACTGGATGTTCCCTACCGAGATAAGTGTCAACTATGGATTGACAAGTATTGCCAATAATGATTGGCGCCACGACCTGCCGTATGTCATTAAAAGACGGGACCTGACCTGCCGTATGTCTTTAAAAGACGGGCCCAGTACAGTCTGGGTGTTTAGATTAAACAAAACTGCGCTGTGTGTTTGGTTACCAGGAGTCACGTTGAACAGTGGCTTCCTAGGCTTCGCATGGTGGTTCTACACGTTGACGAGAGTAGGCAATTTTGTCGATGTTTGCATATTTATATATTTTATTTTATAGCCTAGTACAACAATGAATACACCACATAAGATCTTCGGCTCGGGCATGGCTGAAGACGCTACGATTAGCACACAAAATATGTCCATATTGGATAATTCTCCAGGTCAGAAAGATACACGCGGAACTCATATGGATGAAACCAGAAATGATGGTTTTATGTCCGATACTACGCTAGACAATTTCTTTTCTCGACCAATATTGATTTTCCAAAACGAATGGGTTGTTGGTGGAACAATGTTCCACCGATTTAATCCTTGGAAACTTTTCTGGGAAAACCCGAGAAATGCTGAGAAGATACGCAATTATTATCTTCTCAAATGCACCATGCATGTAAAGTTGCTCATTAATGGCAATGCTTTCTACTATGGGCGCGCTATAATGGCGTACGAACCTCTTGCTGCCCTGGATAATATTACTCCAACGAGCTATCGATCCTTTATCCCCGCTGATTTGGTTCGAATGTCTCAAAGGATGCATTTTTACATAAATCCGACAGAAAGCCAAGGTGGCTCTTTGAGTTTGCCTTTCTTTTACCCAAAGAATGCCTTTCGAGTTCCCGCAAATGATTGGGATGAAATGGGAGACATAGTCATAACTTCCATGAACACATTGCAACATGCGAACGGTGGCACTGACCCACTGACTATATCTGTGTTGGCCTGGGCTGAAAATGTCTCGTTTTCTATCCCTACCGCTGGGATATTGAACGAGGCTGAGATGGCTGATGAACATGAACAAAATGTTATTTCGCGCCCAGCCAGTAACGTGGCACGTTATGCACGATCACTTGCTAACATACCTTGGATAGGACCTTTTGCCAAAGCTACTGAAATAGGTGCTAGTGCAGTAGCAGCGATTGCAAAAATTTTTGGCTATTCTAGTCCAACGAATTTGGATTACGAAATGATGGTCCCAAATCCTCGTCCATCTTTAGCTGTGGTCGATGCAAAATATGCCACCAATAAACTTACAGTTGATAGCAAACAAGAGTTGACAATTGATCCAGTTACAACTGGTATAAATGCAACAGATGAATTACCGATAGCTTCAATAGCTGGTAGAGAATCTTATTTAACCTTCTTTAACTGGAGTATGAACGCCGCCCCACAAACGCGCCTAATTGCGTTAAGGGTCGATCCGTTTCTCACCATCGAAAGTGATGGTGAATATCATTTTACAGCTCCCGCCGCTGCCGTTTTGCCTTTTAAATATTGGCGGGGCACTATGCGGTTTCGCTTCCAAGTGGTTTCATCAGCTTACCACAAAGGAAGATTGAGAGTTGTTTATGATCCTTTGACTCTTGTACCGAATGCTGAATTCAACACTCACTATACTACAGTTCATGATATTTCCACAGATAAGGATTTCACAATAGATGTGGGATGGGCTCAAAATGAGCCTTATCGTGAAAAGCTAGATTTGACTGATGTTCGCTTCACTCGGCTGGCAGGTAGCACCTTGAACACCATTCCCAGAGGTAATGGGATGATAGGTGTCTATGTTTTGAACGAGTTAACTGTGCCGGGCACAGTTGTGGCGAATGTCCAAGTAAATGTTTTCATTTCCATGCTGGATGATTTTGAGGTCGCGGAACCAACCGATGATATCAGTTTGTTCCGATTCAGACCTCCTGTCCCAGTTGGGACTCCAGAGATGGCAGATATGGCCGTTATGGAGGATGCGGATTGTTGTGAAACTCCTATATCCGATCCTCCGACTATTGACACCATGGCGGACTCAATGATTGAGTCTGCGAACATCACCAAGCTCTTTTTTGGTGAAGTAATTGGGTCAGTTAGGCAACTGTTGAAACGAACTTGTTTAGCAGAGATAGTTAATGTTGATGACAGTGGGTCTCCTAATAGAGTTTTGATAACGAGGAACGCTTTCCCCCTTTTTGGGGGAATAATGTCTCCTCTAGTTCCTTTGACTACAGATTCAATGGTTTACTGGTATGATAATGGTAATGGTGATAAAATCGTGCCAGTGGCCACCACATATTTGAATTATTTTGGTATGATGTTTCTTGGATGGAGGGGTTCAATTCGTTGGACTTTCGACACTTCCACGCTTAACGTCATGTCAAATGTAGTTGGGGGTAGCATGTTTAACTCTATTACTATGTGCATTTCTCGAGATGATAGAGCTTCAAATATAAATTCCTATGACCCTGTACACCCTGCTGGACCTGAGAGTGTCGGGGCTGTTACTCTGCTAAATGTAGAGGATGGTCTTTCGCAGAATGGAGCATATTTGGGCAACACGAATGTTAACCCAATAATGTCGGCCGAGGTGCCATTTTATTCAAACGAAAGGTTTTTGGTGACTCACCAAACTCCCCGTTTTGACGAGGCTACTGTTGCTCCATCTTTCCGGTTGAATTTTGTTTTACCGGGATTAGCTTCAGAGGATGATTATTCGTTTCTACGAATGTATTGTTCTGCAGGAGAGGATTTTAATTTGTTTTTTTTCAATGGTTTACCACCGATGTTTTATTTGGCTTCGTTACCATTGGATCTTTGAGAGAGAAACTCCACACGCGACCTGAGATGTATGTCGTTATAAAAGACATCCCCCCCGCAATGGTGTGACGGCCGTGGGGTGGGACCCATTCCCTGTAGGGAACCATGCAAGATGGAAAACTTTTGGAGACACCAAGCTTGTTTGGGGATCGAGAGGGGATGTGTCAATCGGTTATACTCAATGTTTCGCATTGAAAAGGTATCTTTGATATTCAGACTTCGGGCGCTGGAAAAACCTTACCTACCATAGTATCAATGGGCTGAGCTGGGCAACTCAGAGGTCAGAACTGCAACCTAAGGACGAACAGGAGGGAGCCCCTGTTCACGGGATAGTACTTGATGCTTATCTCGTCCGACATGATTCCATAAAGTAAAGTACGTGTTACTTTCTCGATTCGTGTCGGGAAAGATGTTGGTGCTCTTACTTAATGAAGGTTATGCCGGGGATTACGTACTATTCAGCACTCCTTTAGTCTAGATAACGACTTGGAGGGGGGTGCTGTCTACTG